CGTTCGGCTACTGTTTCGTATTCTGCTGGGTTGAATGCTGCCATGTTTAGTTTCCTTCTTTGATTGTTAGGAATGGTTTACCTGCACCACGTTGAGATAAAGTCACAACAACTTTACCTTCAATAGTTCCGTATTTAGCCCCATTCAAGGCCGATAAGACACGTGACTTCATTTCAGTCAAATGAGTGTCAGCTTGCTTGACTTTAAGATTCGCGTTAAACAGTTCAACACCTAACTGCCCTAACTCCTCTTTAGTGTCTTGAATGTCAGGTGATAGGGTTCTCACTGTTTCAAATGTTGAGTCGCTGCCATCCCATTCAGGTTGCAGATCATCTAACACGTGTTGCCTAAACTTTGTGACTTGCTGCAAGATAGCGGCAAATTCAAAGTCATCCCACAACACTTCATACTCTTTGTATCTACCAGCATTGACGACAGCAAACACCGCCTTTTTTACGTCAAACACCCACATATACCAAAGCACCTGTGCACGATAATTCTCAGGCACACTATCCCAGTATTGACTTGAATGTTTGATTTCAAGTATGTAAGGCACACCATTCTCATCTGCACCAACACCATCTGGGTTTGCGTGCGCCCAAGAATAATCTTTATGTGCAAATGAGCCGACAGTCACAACTTCATGATCAGTGTGTTGCTCTTTATAGAGTTGCAGGATAGCTGGTTCAACGAGTTGACCTAAACGCATAGCCACATTCCCAACAACATCGCTATCTATTTTGTTTGTTTTTTCAGCCCACAAAGTGTATGCCGACTTCCAGGGACTAAACCCAAGTATTGTGCCTATTTCGCTACCTGAGATAACACCAGCCTCATTCCTGAGCGCATGCCATTCCGGTGTGCCTGAAACATAGTCCCCTAAAGGTGACGCTGTTGCAACGGTTTTATTGATTATGTCTAATTTGTTTGTTGTCATAACTACACTTTATTTATGACCACTGACATACCTAACGTTGTGAGAGATTTGTTGCGAGCTGATCGTGAGATGGCTGCCTTGTTGGATGCTATTGACGATAATGATGGGGTTGAATGTGCCCAAGTGCCGCACGTGTTTTATCCAGAGGATTTTCATACTTCTAGTCAAAGCATGGGGATGGTTAGGTTAGCGGAAAATACTGCGCGTGAGATTTGTATGCGTTGCCCTGTTATCGCCCAATGTTTGAGGGTTGGTTTGCGTGAGGAGTTTGGTATATGGGGAGGCACAACCCCAAAACAGCGAGCCAAAATTAGGCGTGAACAACAAATCTAAAAACAGCCCTAAAACAGCCCTGTAAGGCTTATACACGCCTTTTAGCGTAAATGTTAGGTGACTACTTGTTTTCTTGCTTTTTGGTGTCTTGTTGAGCCTTTTGGATAGCGTCTTGAGCGCCTTTAGCGACATCATCCCTAGTTGCTTTACCTGTAACCGCTATGGCATACCCTAAAGCCCCGATAAGCCCCAACATTAGTGTTCCCCAAGCCACAACAACACCATTCACCCAACTACCGGTCAACGCTGCTCCTACACCAGCACTGCTACCTAAAACAAACAAAAACAAACCAAAACCCCTCCACGTCAGTTCAGCAACAACCTCATAAATAGCCTTACCTTTAGTGATAATAATGTTTTTCATGTTTATTCCTTAAACGAAACTTAGCGGATCAAGTAAATCTTTATAAGGTGCTAAATGCACATCAGGGTTACTCCACCCCTTATTTGCCTTACCAATGGTTTGATGTAAATGCGCCCCAGTTGAAGCTGACCCCGACTTGTATTTACCTCCCCCAACTTTACCGATAACAGTTTCACCGGCAACAACCTTATCGCCCTTCACCAACGCTGATTGTTTAGCTAAGTGAGCATCCTGAATGAAAACATTATGTTTTACACCTTTAGCATCAACTAAAACTGCTGAATAGGTTACATACCAGCCGATAACATCGCTCCACGCGTTAGTAAAAACTGTTCCAGTAGCACTTGCCTTGATTGGTGATAGTTCTGGCGCAGCCCAGTCTTGCCCTCTATGTGGCCTACCGTTGCGATATGGTGCTAGGTTGCCGAATTCATCGCCCCGCAGTTTAGGTGCAAAGGGTTCAACATATTTAGTCATAAAGCAAGTTTAGCAACCCAAACTTACTTGTTTAGATCAAGAATCTGTTCCTTGACTGTGACGATAGCGTTTTTGATGATGTCTATGTTGTTTGTTAGACGAGCAACTTCCTCATCATTACCGGTGGCTTGTGCGATCAGGCGTGCTTCCTCGTTATGCCAGCCTTCAACATTCAACGCTTCAAGACGCTTGTTTAGCACTTCTAGTTTGTATTCGTTTGATACTTCAAAATCACTCATATTTTTATCTTACCTTAGCTTTGTGGAATGTTGTCTAAAATTGTTGTTTCTGCGCCTGCTGTTCCAGCCCTAACAACAAGTTTAAGCGTTCCAGCATTCGTTCCATCCCTAAAATACATATAAGCAAAGTTTGTTCCTGGATTACCTGCGGCAGCTGTTGCTCTAGCCCAAACCTGTAAAGCACCACCAGCGTTTTCCGTAATCTGCATAAAGCTATTTATTGATGAAACATTGTTTGCCTTGATATCACCATTAGAACCTACCCTTGCTCTAACAGTTCCACCGCTGTTCTGCCATTGCTGTAAATCTGCGCTTTGAGAAGCCGCACCTTTAATAATTGCCCCAATTTGAGAAGCATTAGTCAAACCAACATTCAACCAAGATGACGAACCATAAATAGTTCCATTACCAAGTGCGAGAGCTGCAAATGCGGCATCGCCTGATGATGTTATTTTCGCTGCTGTTCCACCTGCCGAAGTCTGCCATTCCTGTAGATTGGCTGACTGAGAAGCAGCACCTTTTACAAGTAGAGGTCTAGTAGCTGCAGCATCAGAAGTAATATTGGCGAAAGTTGAATAAATACCACCAAACTGATGAAGGTGTCAGGCTGTCTTGGTTTTATCAGGCATCAGATACACCTGTTGAACGTTTTGCAGTGTCATGGACTTACGGCGATAATCCAGGATGGGGCATAGCTACTCTCGCCCCTGAAGCGTTGATTACAGGTTTACCTGAAGACACTGATGTTACCTTTTGGGTTAGATCAGATAACGACAGCCTTGCAGTCTATAGCCCGATTTCAGAGAAAATAACGTTACACACCCCTAAAACGCCTGTTATTGACCCTGTTGACCCTGAACCGCCTGTTATTGACCCTGTAACGCCTGTAGAGCCTTCACCTGACCCTGAACCGATACCTGACCCACAACCTACCCTTGAACCTGTTGTCGAGCCTTCTACGCCCGAAGTTGTCTATCCGCCGATTATGACTCCACAGGAAGAACATCAAGCCCTGATGACTGCTCTGATGGATGAGGCACAGGAAGATGACATTGTTGTGCCTGAAGAACTTGCTTCAATCCCTCTTCTAGGTGATACAGCTGTTGCAGTGATCAACGCTCTAAACTTTGTTGGAAATGTTGGCGCAGACATGACCCCTGCAGTTCGTAAACAGGCTAAACAAACCCTTGTTTCGGCTGTAATCGTCACACAGATTGCACAGTTATCAACACAAACTGCTATGACCGCCGCTACTGCCAGCGTTGCAGCATCATCACCTAAAACAAGAAAGATAAACTAATGAACTTTATAAAAGACATTCTCGGTCAGCTTTGGACTTTGCTTGGCATGTTTGTTGCCTGGATAGTGCTTGAGGGCAGTGCTAAGACTGTTATCGGGTATTGCATTATTGCCAGCATCGTAATCTGGGCGGTAACCTTCCCGATACGAAACAAAGAAGACTAATCTGCTCTACGCTTCAGTTTTCTACGCTGTTCAGGTGTAGCCCCACCCCAAATACCAAAATCCTCAAACATCCCCACCTCAAGGCATTTAGCCATTACAGGGCATCGCAAACAAATCTCTCTCGCAGTTTCAGTAGCCATATTGCGCATAACTGATTGACCAGGTGTAGATAAATCTTCAGGAAAGAAGATGTCTGGCACTTGCTCACACTCAACCCCACCATTGTCAATAATTGCTTCATGTAGATCGAGGGTGATGCGATCTATTCTCAATTTGTCGTAGGTCATGTTTAGAGTGTAATCATGACTAACCCCCAAATAACTGAAATCCTAAATAAAGCAACTCTTTTAGGTAACTTTGATAACAACAGCCCTGAATGGCATGAGCTACGAAACACTAAAGGTGTCATTTCAGGTTCAGAGATAGGCGCAATCTTAGGGCTATCACCTTTTACTTCTGCAATAACTTTGTGGGCAGAGAAAACAGGGCGGATTGAACGTGACTTTGTAGGTAATACTGCTATGCGTTTAGGGCAACTTGTTGAACCTGCTATCCGTCAGCTTTATCGAAATCGGTTTGAGCGTTGATTAGTTCGATACCTAGTTGACCTAGTTCTTCATCTCTGATTTCAACATCTGGTGATAGTTTGCGT